GAAAACCTTGAAATGATGGCCACAACACTGCCTTTTGAGCCTAAACAGAAAAAGGCAATACAAGATTCGATAAGAATGGGCGGCAATATTTCCTTATTGAATGAATCTGTTTTTGGTGATGCATTTGCATTTTTAAGATATATGCCCGAACAACGAAAATTACTAGAGAATATGGTAAAAGATGTAGCTCAAGGAGAAACAATACCCGGAGACCTTAAAAAAAATATTGCAGGTTATATTATATCTTGGGGGAAATTTGCAGAATCAGAACAAGGTAAATTCTTTTCCATGTTTGGTAAAAATATAATTCCGGAAATAGGTGTTATGTTTGAAAATTTACAAGCATATAATAGAATATTAAAAAAACCAGACGGTCTAAAAACGTTTTTAGAAGGCATCACTCAAGGATTAGATAGACAGAATGCTGTAATAGCAAGACAACAACAGGCTAGTTTAATATTGGGTAATTTAATGGCATCGGCTAAAGGTCAACAATTATTAGAAACATTAACTGGTACCGAACTTGAAGCTGCATTACAAGGTAAATCGGGTGCATTTGAAAAATTAGCAAATATAATGGTACAAGCATCTACGGCAGAAGGATTTATAACTCAAGCTATTGCAACTATGACAATAGACGCGGCATCAGCAGTAATTCATGTTACGAATGGTATTTTAGAAGCATTTGGTTTAGGTACCCCGGGTGCTGGTTCACGAGTAGCATTTAATCAAACGGAACAGACTCGGGTTAATGAAGCCGGTTCAATGTTTAGTAAAGACGGAATTTTTATGCAGTTAAATAAGTCGCGACGTAACATCGGAGGAGATTGGCGTAAGAGCAAAACCGGTGGTCAACGATCAATGGCATTACAAGAATTGTTAACACAAATACAAGGTAGTGATGCGGCTGGAAGAAATGTTATGTCCCAATTAGAAACCAAATACACAGGCAAGTATCAAGAAGCTCTTGGAAGAAAAGCAAAAGAGCAAGATTTTGATATGAATGCCGCAACACTACAGATATTGAAAGAATTTAAGCAAGAAATTACAAGGATAGCAAGAGAGGGAGGTGTTGATATCAATGCACCTAGTAAATCAGGATCACTAGCACAAAGAATATTCAGATCATCGGAAATTAAACAACTAGCACTTCTTCAGTCCTCTATTGCAATTAGTGAAAAAAATCTAGTAAATCAACAGACAGCCTTAGACGCTCTCCATAGCGAAATTCAAGGGCTTACTGCGAATCCCGAAATCCAGGAGCGCCGTGAAAACGAATATCGACGAAAGGAATCTGCATATCAGGGACTCTTGCAACAAATTAAAGAAGATGAGAAAAAATTAGAAGATTTACAAATAAGAATCGCAACCCCACATAATATGACAGTTCCTATTTCTGCAACCAATCCAACAGTTCCACCGGATAATGCAGGACGGAATACTTCACAGAATAATGCAGTACAAGATTCGACAAGAATAGATGATAATAAAAGATTCGTTCGAAATGAATCGTTTGATATTGACCAAACACAACTATTGACAGCTATTAGAGATAATACTAATCAGTTAGTAGCCGCTACTATAAAAGGTACTAAAGATTCTATTGATGCTGATCGTCGGAACCTGCTCATTTTGCAGGATGGCCGGTCATGAAAAAAGTTGACAAATCTGTTAAATAGTGTTAGAGTATATATATTATGAGTTGGAAAAAACATTTTACAGTTTATAACGTACAACAACAAGGTTCAGGTGGAACTAGTTCCACTAGTGGAAAATCTGCTAGATTTTCTAGTTGGTTACCAGAAGTATACACAGGACAACCTAATCGCGTAGAACGTTATTCACAATACGATCAAATGGATATGGATCCAGAAATTAATACAGCATTGGATACTATATCTGAATTTAGTACACAATTTAAAAATGAATTAAACATTCCTTTTGAAATAGTATGGAAAGATGATTCTACTGAAGGTGAAGTTGCTATATTAGATAAGGCAATAAAGCAGTGGAGTAATATTAACGATTGGGATAAACGAATATTTCGTTTGTTCCGCAGTACTGTTAAGTATGGTGATCAATTTTTTATTAGAGATCCTGATACTTATATATTGTATTGGGTTAATCCAGTTGATGTTACAAAAATTGTTGTCAATGATAGTGAAGGTAAAAAGCCTGAACAATACATAATGAAGAATTTAGATTTAAATCTTCAAGAAAAAACAGCAAGCGAAATCCTCCAACATGATACGCAGTTTACTACAACGGATCAAATGTTCCGCGGCGGTATTATGGATGCTAGAAGTTATAGCGCAAAACAAACAACAGCATTCCAAGAAGAGTTTGGAGTCGACGCAGAACACATTATACATTTTGCTTTAACAGAAGGAATGGATGCAAACTATCCATTTGGTACATCTATACTAGAGCCCATTTTTAAAACGTATAAACAAAAAGAACTGTTGGAAGATTCTATTATAATTTATAGAGTACAACGTGCTCCAGAACGTAGAGTATTTTATATCGACGTAGGTAACATGCCTGCACATAAAGCAATGGCTTTTGTTGAAAGAGTTAAGAATGAAATACATCAACGTAGAATTCCAAACAAGACAGGTGGGGGTACAACTGTACTAGATGCATCATATAACCCATTGTCGATTATGGAAGATTATTTCTTTGCTCAAACTGCTGAAGGTAGAGGTTCAAAAGTAGAAGTACTACCAGGTGGTGATAACCTAGGCGAAATAGATGATCTTAAATATTTTAACAATAAAATGATGCGAGCATTGCGTGTACCATCTTCGTATCTTCCATCTGGACCAGATGATGGAGGTGCCGCTTTTGTAGATGGTAGAGTAGGTACTGCATTTATTCAAGAATATAGATTTAACAAATATTGTCAACGTATGCAAAATCAAATACAAAGTATTCTTGATAAAGAATTTAAAATGTTTTTGAAACATAGAGGTATAAATGTAGATGCTGCTAGTTTTGAATTAGAATTCTTAGAGCCACAAAGTTTTAGTGAGTATAGAGAAATTGAAATTGATAATGCTCGTGCTACTATATTCTCGTCCATTGGTGAAACACCATATCTAAGTAGACGTTTTGTGATGAAGAAGTATTTAGGTTTAGATGAAAACGAAATAGTAGATAATGAACGCATGTGGAAAGAAGAAAACCCAGATGCCCATAAAGGTCAATTTGACGCCGATGACATGACGGATAATTTATCAGCAGTTGGTATACGACCTTTTGATTCGGGTGGTATGCCTGATTTAGAAGGTGGCGATGAAGATATGGGTGACGAAGGTGAAGGACCTCCGGCTGGGCCAGAAGAATCACCAATAGGTGGAGGCGAAGGCACACCACCTGCTTAATAAATACAATTATGAAATTTAAAGAACTTAAAGAAGCATATTATGATATGGAAGACGACGAGCATAGTCGTTATGATATTGATGATATAACACGACCTCGTTTAACTTTAATGCATTTAGGCAAGTTACGCCGTATGCGTGAAATGAAAAAATACGAAAACGAAGAGCGCCAAAAGTTTTTTAAGTTCATATACGGTAAGCAATCCGAAGAGTAAAACCACTTTACTTATCTATAAATCCCCCCCAATAACTACTCAGTTATTACCAAGAAGTACCAGTTTTTGCCCTTTTTCAACCAAGAATTATTGGTTGCCGTTAAATACCATTGATTATTAGTGTCTAATCACTTGTTAGGAGAATTATATGACTACACAAAAATTAGAGCAAGTACTCGAATACCTAGTAAACGAGGAAAACGAAAAAGCAACAGATCTTCTTCATGAAGTATTTGTTGAAAAAGCCAAAACTATATATAGTGACTTGGTTGAATCAGATGCTGATATCGAAGATGACATTACAGAAGAAGCCAAAGACGAAGATGAAGAAGCTGTAGAAGAAGCAATTGGTGGCGATCCAGAAGAACGATTTGCTAATTCAATTGAAGCTGACGCCGAAGAGATTGATGCAGAAGAGATGTTTTCTGAAGATGATCTCGAAGACGAAGAAGCAGCAGAAGATCTAGCAGGCGATATGGCACCCGAAGGCGACGACGAAGAAGTCGACGTTGAAGATGCTATGATGAATGTCGAAGACGCTTTAGCAGAACTCAAAGTAGCTTTTGCAGAGATGATGGGTGATGATGTTGAAGGCGAAGAAGAAGTCGAAGGTGATGAAGAGATGCCAGTAGACTTTGAAGAGCCAGAAATGGAATCCGTTGTACCTGGAGAAGAAGTTGTAGAAGAGCTTGAAGAGTTAGAAGAAGCGGCTGAGCTATCAGCAGTAGCGGCACCTTCCAATTCAGGAGGAGCAGATAATACAAAATCTACAGTAGGACCTGGCAGTGACGCAGGAAGTGGAGGAGGCCCAGTTGGTCAAACAGGATCAGATCATTCAGGATATAATCGTGAATCATCCCCTGCAACAGGCGACAATCCAAATTCCCCAAGCACAACAGAGCCTAGTGTTGGTAATGTAGCTGCACCATCGAATAAAGAAGGCGCTGGTAATACAAAGAGTATACATTCTTAATGGGGTACAATAAATTATGATTACACTCACTGAACAATTAACATACGATCAAGCAGGTTTAGTTACTGAAGCAGTAGAAAATACTGAAGGTACCAAAGACTTGTACATGAGAGGTATTTTTATTCAAGGTAATGTACGTAATCAAAATCAAAGAGTTTATCCTGTTAATGAAATTACAAACGCCGTAAAATCCATTCAAGAAAAAATCAAAGAAGGATATTCTGTGTTAGGTGAAGCAGATCATCCGGATGATTTACAAGTCAATTTAGACCGTGTGTCTCACATAGTTACTGAAATGGCAATGAATGGAGATAACGGTATGGGAAAATTAAGGATTCTTCCTACACCAATGGGTAATATCTGTAAGACATTACTTGAAAATGGTGTAAAATTGGGAGTTTCCAGCAGGGGTTCAGGCAACGTAAACGAAGGTGGTAATGTTTCAGAATTTGAAATAATCACTGTAGATATTGTTGCTAATCCATCTGCACCTAATGCATATCCAGATCCTATATACGAAGCAATAATGAACCGTAAGAACGGTAATGTTTTAATGGATCTAGTAGAAGCAACAAAATATGATGATGGTGCACAAACACACTTTAAGAAAGAAATTTTAAAGTTAATTAAAGACCTAAAATAAATTAGGAGAATTCTAATGGCAGATGCTTTCGAAGAACTATTGAAGTCCGATGTTCTTTCTGAAGATGTAAAAAGTGCTTTATCTGAAGCATGGGAAGGTCAGTTGACAGAAGCTCGTGAAGGCGTTGCCGCTGAATTGCGTGAAGAATTTGCAACTCGTTATGAAAATGACAAGTCACAAATTGTAGAAGCAATTGACGCGATGCTTAATGATGTTATTAAAGCCGAACTTTCTGAGTTTGCCGAAGATAAGCAGGGTCTTGCAGAACAAAGAGTTTCTTATAAAACAAATGTAGGTGAACATGTTGGTATGTTGAATTCATTTGTTCTTGAAACTTTGAAGGAAGAAATAAACGAACTTCGAAAAGATCGTACGCTCCAAGAAACCAAATTTGGTAAGTTGGAGGAATTTGTACTTCGTCAGTTAACTAAAGAACTTAAAGAATTTCATGATGATAAGCGTGATCTAGTAGAAACTAAGATCAAACTTGTCTCTGAAGGTAAAAAGTTAATTGCAGAAGCTAAGCGTGAATTTGTAAAGAATGCCGCAGAAAAGATCAATGTAATAATTGAAAATTGTCTCAGAGGAGAGTTAACTCAACTTAAAGAAGATATTAAGACCGCTCGTGAAAATGAGTTTGGACGTAGTATTTTCGAGACATATGCAGCTGAATTTATGACATCACAATTAGCAGATGGTACAAAACTTAAAAAACTTGATAATGAAAAGCAAGCACTAACTCAAAAGTTAGAAGAAGCAAAAAACGTTATTCAGGAAAAAGAGGTGTTAATTAATACAACTCAACGTGAAACACGAATCGCACAAGATTCAGTAGCACGTACAAAAATTATGGCAGAATTACTTCAACCGCTTAGTAAGAAGCAAAAGAAAATAATGAGTGATTTGTTGGAAGGAACGAAAACAGAAAAACTTACAGAATCTTTCAAGAAGTATGTGCCTACTATTCTATCAGAGAAAATTATTTCTACGAAGAAACAACCTTTGACAGAAAATAAATCAATAGTTACAGGTGATAAAGCAGTAACAGAAGCTGAACATTCTGATGCAGATGGTGCTGATATTATTAACCTACGTAAATTAGCTGGTTTAACCTAAATTTAATAATAGGAGAATGTTGAAATGACAGACGCACTATTTGAGTCCGAGAACTGGGGTGCAGCTCGAGAAGCCTTAACAGAAGGCTTAACCGGTAACCGTAAAGTTGTAATGGAAACCGTTCTTGAGAACACCAAAACAGCTCTTATGGAAACCTCACTTGCTGGTACCACATCAGCGGGTAACGTTGCTACCTTAAATAAGGTTATTTTACCTGTAATCCGTCGGGTTATGCCTACTGTAATTGCAAACGAACTTGTTGGCGTACAGCCAATGACAGGTCCTGTGGGTCAAATCCACACCCTACGTGTTCGTTACGCAGAAGCATTTGGCACCACGGCAGGTGAAGAAGCACTCAGTCCTTTTAAGATTGCAACAGCATATTCAGGTGATGACGCAGGCGCGGCTCCGGCCCCAACTGGTTCTTTAGAAGCAGATGGCGGACATCAACTTTCGATTCAAATCCTCAAACAAACAGTTGAGGCCAAGACACGTAAGTTAAGCGCACGTTGGACATTTGAAGCTGCACAAGACGCTAATAGCCAGCACGGTATTGACGTAGAAGCAGAAGTAATGGCAGCACTAGCACAAGAGATAACCGCTGAAATCGATCAAGAGATTATCGGTTCTCTACTAACTCTAGCAACAACCGCAGATACATATGACCAAGCCGCAGTAAGTGGTAAGGGACAAGTATTTGTAGGTGATGAGCATGCCGCATTAGCAGTACTAATTAATAAGTCCGCAAACTTGATTGCCGCACGTACACGTCGTGGCGCAGGTAATTGGTGTGTAGTATCACCAATCGCACTTACAGTACTACAAAGTGCAACAACAAGTGCATTTGCACGTACCACAGAAGGTACATTTGAAGCACCTACAAACACAAAGTTTGTTGGTACATTGAATGGAACAATGCGGATATTTGTAAATCAATACGCAAGTGATAGCACAGGCGTACTTGTTGGCTATAAAGGTTCAGGCGAAATGGACGCAGCCGCGTTTTATTGCCCATATGTACCTTTGATGAGTTCAGGTGTTGTACTTGATCCTGCAACTTTCGAACCAGTTGTAAGTTTCATGACACGTTATGGTTATGTAGAACTAACAAATACAGCAAGTTCGTTAGGTAATGCAGCTGACTATGTTAGCGAGATCGCAGTAACATCGGGTAACTTAAAGTTCCTATAAGAACTTCAAGACTCACAAAACATCAACAGGGTGCTTGCACCCTGTTTTTGTGACCAAAGTGAAATTTTTAACCCCTAATTTTAAATTAATATATTTTATCCTGTGCAACTAGTTGAATAAATACATACAAATAGGATCAATCTATGTCAATTAACATCGATCATCAACAAAATACTATAGCTTCGAGTAGTAAGACTATAACTGTTGATCATACAGGCAGTATTGTTGTACCTAAAGGTACAACAGCAGAAAGACCTTCTGCCCCAGTAGATGGCGCGATTAGATTTAATACAGATCTTACACAATTAGAAGTTTTAATATCGACTAGTTGGGAGAAAATTAATGCTGGTGCTATTCCTGGGGCCGATGTTTTTAATACTGTTGCAGTATCAGGCCAATCCAATGTTGTAGCAGATTCTACAACAGATACAATGACATTTGCCGCTGGTACAGGAATGACAATTACCACAGACGCTGGTACAGATACTATCACATTTGCTTCTAGTAGTGGAAGCGGTGGTGGTGGATTAACAGAAGGAGACGCAATAGCATTTGCTATTGCATTAGGAGGATAATAAATGACAAGTTCGTTTAAAAATGCACATGCCGCTATAACGACAGCAGATACAGATCAAGATTTATATACAGCAAATGCAACTAATCAATTGAGTGCAGTAGTTCACGGTTTATATTTTGCTAACACGGGAGCAAGTGCTAATGTTAATGTAACATTAAAAGTTTTTGATAATAGTGCAACTGCTACAAGGACTGTTCTTAATGAAGTACCGGTTCCTCCTAATACAAGTTTATCAATGGATAAACCGTTAAACTTGGAACCAAATGATAAAATTGTTATTCGTGGCTCAAATACAGATTGTGAAGTATTTGCTAGTATATTAGAACTTTCGACTTAATAGAGGAAATATATGAGTTATTTAGGATTAAAACCTGGAGGTTATAGTACATCTTTTGATAGTATCACAGACTTGCCAAGTGCTCAACGAGATTTTATTACAGGCACTGGTGCATCTACATATCCATTAACATGGGATCCGGGTTCAGCAACTAATTTAGAAGTAACTATAGATGGTGTAACACAAAATCCTAGTGTAGATTATACTGTAACACCTGGTGGTTCACCTACTATTACATTTACTACAGTATTAATAACCGGTATGGGTGCTCTTGTAATGCACAGAGGGTTTGCTACAGGCGGAACACATTATCAATCACTTATTAATGATCCGAATCCTACACTTGGTGCAGATTTAGATGTTAATAGTTATGCTCTTCGTAGTAGTGCAAATGGTGATATTAATATCCTTGCTAATGGTACTGGTAGGATAAACCTTGATGGAATGAAATGGCCATTGATAGATGGCGCAGCTGGCCAGGCATTAACAACAGACGGCAATGGAGATTTAGCGTTTACTACTGTTAGTGGAGGTAGTGGAGGTTCACAAGATCTATTCAAAACATTTGCAGTAGCAGGTCAATCAAATGTTGTAGCGGATAACACTACAGATACATTAACATTTGTTGCAGGAAGTAATGTAACACTTACAACTAATGCAGGTGCAGATAGTATTACAATTAATGCATCAGGTGGAGGAGGCACAACCCAAAACTTATTTGATAAAATTGCTGTTAGTGGACAATCTAATGTAGAAGCAGATAGTACAACAGACACATTAACATTTGTTGCAGGAAGTAATATAACAATTACAACCGATGCAGGAACAGATAGTATTACAATTGATTCTACAGCACCCGGCACCGGTACAGTTACAAATATTGCAACTAGCACAGGTTTAACAGGCGGCCCAATTACAACAACGGGTACAATAGCAGTTGATGTAGGAACAGCGGCAGATAAAATTGTACAACTTGATAGTTATGCAAAACTTCCAGCAGTAGATGGTTCACAGTTAACTAATTTACCAAGTGGAACAACTACATTAACTGGATTAACAGATGTAGATGCAGTAGTAGCAGGCGATGATGGTAAAGTACTTTATTATGATCATAGCACTACTTCTTTTAAATGGAAAGTAGATGATGACACTCCTGCAGGTTATAATAACACTAATTGGGATACTGCATATGGTTGGGGTGATCACAGTGGTGTAGGTTATTTAACAGGTGTTGGAGGATTAACTTCGCATACTGATGTAGACGCAGTAGTAGCAGGTGACAATGGTAAAATTATATATTATGATCACAGTACTACTTCTTTTAAATGGAAAGTAGATGCAGGAGGCCCTGCTGATACAGATGCATTACCAGAAGGTTCTACTAATTTATATTATACAGATACAAGAGCAGATGGAAGAGTTACACTTGGCATTGTTGCGGCACGAGATACAGTAATTCACTATAGTGATGGAAACTTTGGTACTGTTGGTGATAGTCGTAATAGCAAATATATTTTACGTGGATCAACAACAGATGCAACACAGTCTGAAATTTTTGTAGGCGGTACTGCTTCTAGTAGAGTTTCTTTACAAAACAATGCAATAATGAGTTTTGAAGTTTTAGTTACTGCAACTAGAAAAACTACATTTGGTGGAGCAGGATGGCAATTTGTAGGACTATTAGAAAATAATGCAGGAGTAGTTTCTATATTAGGAAGTGTAACAAAACGAGTAATGGGAAAAACAACAGCGGCATATGATGTTTCAGTAGATGAAACAGATGTAAACGATGCATTAAGAATACGTGTTACTGGTGATGCAGGACACACAGTTCGCTGGATGGCAGTGGTAAACACAGTTGAGGTGGCATAATAATGCTTTATATTATTAATCTACGAAATGATGCAGATACTAATGCAGTAGCAACACGATTAGGTGTACCTGCAAATGCTAAAATATATGAAAATGTTCATATGATTATAGTAGAAGATCCTACAGATCAAGAACTTATTACATGGAAAGCAGATTCTGATGTTAAAAATATTGTAGAGGATCAACTAATAGAAATGGAAGATGTATCTGCAATAGAAACAATGACAGCAGATAGTGCTCCTACAATAGACGAAGCGTTTACTACAAATGCAGTAGGAGATGTAACACAAAGTACTTTATTGTATACTAGTGGCGGAACAGAGTATCACACTTGGCATTTAGATCGTATTACGAAAAAAAATCCAAGTTATATGAATAGAGAGTATTCATATTTTCTAGATGGATATGGTACAGATTTATATATTTTAGATTCGGGCGTAGCTGGTGCTAAATTACAATCCAATGGTGGCCTGGCAACTAATAATGTTAGTCCTACTCCGGATCCAATTGGTATAGAACATTATGAATTTGTAGATGGTTCCTTTGCAGGTAATTATCGTGTTGTAGATGGCGGACTTCCTGGACTTAATATTGGTGGTTGGCAAAACGAAGATACACAAGGCCATGGCACTTATTGTGCCCAATTTGCTGCCGGACTATTTTGTGGATTGGCTAAAAAAGCAACTATATGGTCATGTAAAGTAATGGACGCAGGCGGCACCGGTGCTAATAGTGGATATTTGTCTGATATAATCAATGGTGCTAATACTATTATTACTCATCATCAAACAAAAGGAACAAATGTGCCTAGTATTGTTAATATATCAATAGGAACACCATTTTCAATGGCAAATCCTAGTATCTATATTAATGAAATAGGCGCCGATGCAACAACTGTTATGGATGATATGGAATTTAATTTATTTATAGCAGGTATTCATGTAGCACGAAGTGCAGGCAATGGTGTAACTGATGGTGCATCAGAACCTACATTTATAGGTCCAGTACAAAGTTCTTTTGTTGCCGGCGCTAGATCTAGTGCATTACCTGCAAATTTTAGACAATATTGGAATGAACATGATTTACATGATAAATTTGGTGTAGGTGCTACAACTGTTGCTGGTACAACACCAACCGCAACAAATTGGCCGGTAGGCTATACAGATGAAATGGCATATTTTTCAAATTATGGATATGGTGATACACTTTCAGCACCGGGTCATAATCTTATAGCATATAGTTGGATAGTCGGCGCTGGTTATGTAAGTGGACTTGCGGGAACTTCGTTTAGTGGTCCTATGATTGCCGGGATGCAATGTTTAAGAGCACAAGATATCGGCCCTGGCGAGACTCCTGCAGATGCAAGAACTTGGATATTAGCCAATGCTGTAAGCACAGGTTATATTACTGACTTACATTCAGAGGTGTTATTAGATGCTAATCCATTATCAAGTCTTGCTGGTGACCCCCATGTATTAGTAAAAGTTCCAGCTGCTGTATATAATGATACAAAAAATACAGCATTTCAACTCAGAGATGCTACAGTATTTGAAGGAACATTTACTGAAGCATATTTAAACTATAGAGGTCATGTAAAAACTGAAAACGTTGATCAAATTTTTAGTATTGCTGTTGGTATAACATCTGTTCCACCCGACGGTACTGTAATTAAAGGAACAACAAGTAACAATACAGCAACAGTAGTAAGAGCCGCCCAAGACGGTGCACCAGCATCTATTGCGGTATGGTGTAAAAATTCAGGTGGGGGATTTCAAAGCGGCGAAGAAATTATTAATATTGGTACAACAGCGTCATATGGTAATTGTTCATTTGCTTCAACAGGTTACTGGCTTGAATGCAATATGGATAATATGAATTCTACAGCTAATGCCACAGGCGGCGGCAGCATTATTAAAATTGGTACATTAGGATCAACCCACGAATCTACAGATGCATTAATTACAGCTGGTACATATAGTTGGCTTGCTACCGTATTACAAGCAAATTTTGATGATCCTAATAATAGTCCTACTAATACTACTCCAACTGACGTTTATAATTATTTTCCAATGGATGAGCAAGCAAATCTTTTACTGTTTCAACCATATATAGAAGAAACATATCAAGTAAAAGATGCATCTGGTGCGTATATGACAGCAACAGGATCAACAGAAGCATTGGGTAATTTTGCATTTGGTGCGGCAGTAACTAAAGACATGTCGTTTAATCATACAACTTGGGCAAGTGAACCATTGGGAGCAGTAACATCTGCTTATAATATTTCGGCAGGTACAATACCATCTGGTTTAAATTTTGATACTGCAACTGCTGTAATTAGTGGAACACTTACGGTTGAACAAGCAACACTGTATACTTTCACAATAACGAATGTAGGAGTAAGTACGTCTCAAGAATATTCGATGAATTGTGCAGAAGGTGCAGATGTAATTGTTACATTTGATGTTAATGATTTTACAACACCGGGTGTAATTACTGCAAGTAATATTATTACAACAGGTGCATGGACAGAAGTTTTAAGTCTTTCCGGTCAGAGTTTTGCGTATGCCGCTTCAAAGGGAGAAAATATTATTGTAGAAACATCACTTGGTCAAGTAGGAATTACTTTACCTACTGCTCCAGTAATAGGAGATACAGTAAGAATAATTGATGGATCAGGTAATGCAGGACAAGGAGCAACAAATCAAATAGATGTAACTGGTAACGGTGCTAATATTATGGGTTCCGCTACTACTTTGACTATTACTACAGGTCGTGCTGGTATTACTTTAGTTTATTATAATACCGCCAACGGATGGATATTACAGGAGAACTAATAAATGGCTGAATTAAAAGATGTAAGGAATGATTATTATCCCGTAGATACAGCAACTCTTGAAACAAACGTTGCATTACTTGCTTTTAAAGTAGCATCTGGTGATTCATTGTCAACATTTCAAATGGTTGATCAAGTCATCGATGAATTTGTTGATGCTTCTGGTATTGATACTGGAACTTCTACTAATTCATATATTGGAGCAGGGTATTATTCAGGTTTAGGTCCTGGTGGTTATTTTGGTTCAGGAACAGACGGGGCCTTAACCACATCTGCAAATGTTACTCATACTGTTCAAAATAAGTATGGTGGCTATGATGGAGATATGGTTGTAAAGAATTATAGTAATTTAACTATATCTGCAGGACATACAATGACTGTAGATCAACCATGTCGTGGAATGCTTATTTACGTAGACGGTGATTGCACAATTAACGGTACATTAACTATGTTAGGTAGGGGTGCTAATGCACAACCTGGTGGTTCAGGCGGCGCAGGAGCATCTCACACAGATGGATTAATGTTATCTTATAAAAAGGAAGGCGGTGCTACTTTGACCGCTGGTTCAGATTTATCGGGTTGTGGTCCAGCAGCTATTGCCGCAGCTGCAAATCATCCAACATCGGGTGATGGGTATGTTATAAAAATACCTCGAGTAGGAGGAACTGGTGGTTCCTCAGTTTCTACTGGAGGCGGCGGCGTTACTGGCACAGTCGGTGCTGACGGAATGAATGGAACTATTGATACAATTTATAAACAGCTTTCATTCGGTGGCGGTGGTAGCGGTGGTGCGTATTGGGATGCTAATAGTTGCGGTGGTGGTAATGCCGCTAGTGGCAGAGGTGGCCATTCAACATGTTTTTCGGGCGGAACAGGCGGCGGAGGAAAAATGTCAGGCGGCGGTGCAACAAACGGAGATGATGCTGGCGGCCAAGGCGGCCAAGGTCATAATAACCACTGTGGAGGAACGCATAGTGTTTCGGGTGGTATGGGAAACCCATGTGGATTAGATGTATACAGTAATAGTAATTCAACAACTCAGTATACTGGATATTCAGGAACAGGCGGTCTCTTAATTCTTATAGTTAAAGGTAATTTAACAATTGGCGCAAGTGGAATTATTTCCACTGAAGGAATATTAAATAGCGGCTCCGGTCGTAGTTTACCGGGCAATGCTTATGGCTGTGGCGGTAGTTCAGGAGGTGGTGCTTTAGCAATGCTTCATGGAGGTACATATACTAATTCAGGTTCAGTTATTTCTGTAGGTGGCATCAGCGTTAACCATGGAACTGGCCCAGGCGGAGCAGGTGGTGATGGCGGCCAATTAATTGAACCGGTACTTGCATCTATTCAAGGAGATATGTCTCTTGTTTCAAATGAAACAACAGCAGAAGCAACACCAACAACTGGTGATGTTGTAATGTTTATAGAAGATGGCGGTGGTACTGCTACAACTATTAATACAGATATTAAAGGATACATAAGCCGTGATGGGGGCAGTAATTGGTCAAGTGCTGTTACACTTGTAGATGAAGGTAGTTGGGGAACAAATAAAAAAATACTAGTAGCAAGGAACGTAGATATCAGCAGTCTTGCAGGAACAACAAGTATGAGATGGAAAATAGATACATTCAATCAAAGTACAACATTAGATACACGAGTACATGCAGTAAGTTTAGCATGGAAATAAATACCATAAAGGATTAAAGGATGAGTAGAACAAAAGTACGCGGAAGAGTTATTGTAGACAACCCAACATTTGGTGGTGTAGGAGCCATACAAATTCCCGTTGGTACAACAACACAAAGAGATGCTGGTTGGGCATTTGATGGAGCTACACCTAGCACGACTTTTTCTGTAGGTATGCTACGGTATAACTCTACTGAAAGCCAATTTGAAGGATACGACGGATCTACTTGGACACAAATAGCAGGTGGCGGTGGATCCACTTCAATGGCATTACAAAAGTTTACAGGAGATGGTACAACTGTAACATACGATGTAATACCAACAGATCCTAATACACCATTAGCGAGTGCATCAACTTTAATGGTAGATATTAATGGACTAATGCAAGAAGAAGGTACAGGTAAAGCATATACAATTAATTTAGTATCTAGTCCTCAAACATTAACATTTAGTGAAGCACCTACTTCATTAGATGTAATTACAATACGTCATTTGGGAGAAGTAGGTAATGTTGTAACGGCTGTAAATTCTTCTGCATTTGGCACGTCGTTTGGAGGAACAATAGATAAAGCAAGTGATAAAGTATTAATGTTGGATGTAAGTTCAAATGGTGTTTATACTGTTACAATAGAAAGTTTAGTCGGCGATACTTTACCTACACAGACAAGTCAAAGTGGAAAATATTTAACAACAGATGGCACTGCGGCAAGTTGGGGAGTATTAGACGTATCACCAAATGAAGGCTCGTATATTATAGTAACTACAACACACTCAGCAGTTATGGGTACAAGAATTTTATGTGATACAACATCTGCCGCTTTTACTATAACATTACCTACAACAGGATTAATTGCAGGAGAAGCAATATCTATAACAGATGGTGTAGGAAACTGTGCAACAAATAATGTAACAGTAACTGGAGGAACAAACAATATTGTTTCTACAGCAGGTACCTCAGGTACTACATTATTAATAGATACCGACGGCGCAGTTATTACATTAGTTTGGAGTGGATCAGCTTGGAGGGCCATTGTATAATGTCAACAATTAAATATTCTAATATTGATACGGTTATCGGAACAAAAGGACAATCTGCAATACATGCATTTAGTAGAGATTCTCAAAATAGACTTATATATGAAAGACGAATTTTGGGACGAGGTGATACAATTAAAATGACAGATGATAATAATGTTGAATTGTATAATCAGTATTATATTCGCCCTAGTGATATAGAATATCACATAAATAATAACGGAGAACTTGTAATTAGATACAATACAGACGCTGTTAAAGCGGCTGCTGTTAGCATAACTTCAACCGGTGGAGAGGCAGTAGAATCTAATTTTAGAACAAAGGTTTTCGCACCGGATACATGAGAGAAATACTATGACTGAATTTGTTCTTGGAAAAATTAAATTTACTTGGCAAGGTAACTGGGCAGTTTCTACTGCATACGAAAAAGACGATATTGTAAAATATGGTGGTAATACTTATGTTTGTACTATAGGCCATACAAGTTCAGGAATAATACCAGACTTTTATGTTGATATTGCTAAATGGGATATACACGTAGAAGGTGTAACACATAAAGGTGATCACGCAGATGCTACATTTTATAAAGTAAATGATATAGTTAAAGGAACCGGCGGCGGCTATCAAGGAGTAAGTCTATATATATGTACAACACAACATACATCTACGGCTACAATTAATCTTTCTAATTTTACATTATATATACAAGGCGTAGATGTTCCAGTTCAAACAGGTAAGTCAGGACAATTTTTATCAACAGACGGTACAAATACAACATGGGTAGATATAGTAGAAGCGGCACCAGGTGCATTAGATACATTAAATGAACTAGCAGCTTCATTAGCAGATGATCCGGATTTTGCAGGCACAATAACTACCGCATTAGCAGGTAAAGAACCTACACTTACTGCTGGAACAACAGCACAATATTATAGAGGTGATAAAACTTGGCAGACACTTACAGTTGATCCAACAATGGGTGGCGATTTATCAGGTCTTGCTTCAGCTGCCCAAATTGTTGCAGGAGCAGTTGGAACAGCAGAAATAGCAACAGATGCAGTCACAGCAAATGAAATAGCAACAGATGCAGTCACAGCAAATGAAATAGCAACAGATGCAGTTGGTTCGGCAGAAATTGCAGCCAATGCAGTTGGTTCGGCAGAAATTGCAGCCAATGCAGTTGGTGTTATAGAATTAAATGTAACGGATGGCACAAGTGGCCAAGCATTAATGACTGATGGCGCAGGAACAATGACTTTTGGAGATGTAGATGCGTTGCCAACACAAACAAGCAATGCTGGCAAGTTTTTAACAACAGATGGTATTGATTCGAGTTGGGGAGCATTATCTGTATCGGCTGGCGCAGTATCGGATCAAGCCAATACATCAACTACTTATTTTGATATACCAGCCGGAACAACAGCACAACGACCGGGTGCACCCGCAATGGGTAATATGCGTTTCAATTCTGAATCAAGTGAAATGGAACATTATAGTGGAACCGGTTGGGTAGGTTTTGCAGGGTCTATACCTGTTATTACATCTATAGGTCCAACAACAGCGGCAACAACCGGCACAGCTATAACCATTAATGGTGCAAATTTTTCCGGTTCTTCTACTGTACAAATAATAGGAACAGATAATAGTATAAAAGTTCCACAATCAGTAACGTTTGTTGATATTAATACCTTATCAATTACAACGCCTGAACTTACAGTAGCACTCGAACCATATGACGTTAGAGTAACTAATCCTGATGGACAATATTATACATTAGTTGATTCATTAGATGCAGGAGGAGTACCAGCATGGACAACAGCGGCAGGTAGTTTAGGTACAATGTTTGATGCAGTTACTCCAGGAAGCATTCATTATACTTTAGTAGCAGGCGATCCAGATGGTGCTACTGTCACTTATACAGAAACAACAAACGTTCTTAGTACAGCAGGATTAACACTTAATTCAACTACCGGTGCTATTACAGGTGATGCCCCTACTGCACAATCGCCAAATGCGGCAACCACATATAATTTTGATGTAGATGCATCTGATAGTGTTAATGTTACTAGTAGATCTTTTAGTATAACAGTTAGTGATCTGCCATCCGGAGGAACAACGGCTACTTATTTAATAGCAGGTGTAGGATATAAATCCCATACATTTACTGGCACAGGTGTTTTTCTGAATGCCGCTAATTTACTATGTGATGTTTTAGTAGTTGCAGGAGGAGGTTCCGGCGGAAATGCCCACACTACAAACGGTAATGGAGGCGGAGGCGCAGGCGGTATGGTTGTTGCAAGTGATTATACTATGCCTTCGGGCTCACATAATATGAGCATAGGCGGCGGTGGTGCTTATTCAAGCGGTAGCGCAAACGTAAATGGTTCAACTGGTTCAGTTTCTATTGTACAGACGACCCCTTCACAATTTATAGCAGTAGGAGGAGGTGGTGGTAGTGGTCAATATCAGAGCCCTGGCACAGGATTAGATGGCGGTTCGGGCGGCGGAGGATCAAAAGCAGGAACGGGACCAAGTAGTGGAGCAGGTGGTAACGCTACTCAAGATTCGGCCGGAACTCAACATAATCCCGGTCTGAATGTTGCCGCTTATGGAAATATAGGTGGTGCATCTAATTCAAGTGGTTGGAATGGTGCAGGTGGCGGTGGCGCCGGCACCCCTGGTCGTGGATATGGCGGCTCAGCTCCGTATAATAATGCCGGCCCTGAATCTGCTCCGGGAGGAAACGGCGGCACTGGTATTCAATGTGATTTTAAAGACGGCGGATCAGCCGGCGGATCATCTCCAAATTGGTATGCTGGTGGTGGCGGTGGTGGTGGTAATAGTAGTGAACACTCAGGAGATGGTTATCATGGTGGCGGTAGAGGATTTGGAACTTGCCC